GGCCACAACACATTGCCCGAATCTTCAAAAACAGCAGGCAGTTCAACCACTTCCCACTGGTCAGAGTGCGTCTCCGTCTGCCGATTGAGCAATCTGCCCGTCAAATCCGCCGTGTTCCACCGGGTCATCACGATCACAATCGAACCACCAGGCTGAAGTCGTTGCCTCGGCCCCGATGTGTACCATTCGTAACAGGAATCCAGCAGATTGATCGACATCGCGTCCTGTTCGGAGTGCGGATCGTCAATAATCAGCAAATCTGCACCCCTACCGGCTATCGCACCACCCACACCGGCTGCAAAATACTCGCCACCCTGGCTCGTTTGCCACTTTCCAGCACTTTTTGAGTCAGAGGCCAAGGATACCTTGGGAAAAATATTAGAATACTCGTCCGAATCCATCAGGTTACGCACCTTGCGGCCAAAGTTGATCGACAAATCAGCCGTGTGCGTGGTCTGCATGATCTTCATGTCAGGATTCAAGCCCATCACCCACGATGGAAAGTAGATCGAGGCGAACTCAGACTTCGTGTGACGAGGCGGCATGTTCACAATCAGCCGTTTCAACTCACCCTTGGCCACACGGGTCAACTTCTCCGCAATGATCCGATGGTGATCACCCTCAATGAAGCTCGGCCAGATGTACCGTATGTACTCCATGAACGAGTCCTTGGACTTGTGCTGCGTATCAAGAAGCGTCAGGCGCTCCTGCAACATCAAAATCTCTTTCATCTCACCTTCAGAGAGGTGACTGAGGTTAGCCATTTCTATTTTTCATAACATTATGGGTGGTGAACGTTATATATACACTAACACTATACGCTGTGCTGTATAGGGGGTGGTGGGGTCGCGACAAGTCGCGGTCTTTTTTTGGGTGCACGCCCCAGGGTACCTAGGCCGCGCGCAGGTTATGCAAACCGTTAGGCTGAGCGGGCGACTGAGTAGCGCGATGGAAGGCGGCGACGATGTGAGCGCGGAAGTTTGACAGTGAGAGCGCGCCCTATCGATCAGATGCTGTCTAACTTGTGTCTAGCTTGTTGCATTGGTGTTGCACTGTTTTGCTGTAGCGTTGCGTGATAGCATTGCATTTGTGCAATGACGCACAGCAACAAGGAGACAATAGTGGAATCACTTAAAGATCTAATCGCAGCGCAAAAGCTTTTGAAGTTCGAGATTTCTCAAACCAAAAAGGCAAAAGAGCTGGCAACCATCGAGGCCGAGATTGCAGCGCGAATGGCGCCAGCAAAAGAGCGCGCCAAAAAGATAGCAACGCGAACTGGTCGCAATGAGGGCAAGATGCAAATCGCGGGCGAGACTGCCAAGTACAAAGTCACACTTGCGCAGGTCAAGGCCCACGAACGCACCAGCGTTCGCATCGATATGATCTAGGCACCAACGTGATGGGCATCTAATCAGGTGCCCATTGCGATGCGGCCTTGCATCAATTAAACTGTAACGACAAAGCAAAAGGAAAAAATATGTATTTATATGAAGATTGTGCTCTGCCCGATTACTCATACATGCGTGAATGGGCGCAAAAAGAGTACTCAGCTGGTGATGAGATTGTTGGATATTTTGACACTAATGCCATCCACCCAGCGTCTCGCGCTGAGTGCGCAAAAATAAACGCCACAGATGGCAGATGCGCTGATGGCACAAGCCGCCAAGGTTCGTTCTCTATGCCATACGCTGTGCTTGTAAATATAATCGGCCAGCCTAATGGCATGAATGATGGTTACAAGACAGATGTGGAGTGGGTATTTAAATTCGGGGAACCTTCCATATCGGGCGGAAAATCCAATTCAGTTGCCACAATCTACAATTGGAAGAATGGCCCAAACTACATTGGTCGCGGCACCATCGAGGATATCGATGAGTGGAATGTCGGGGGGCATGATAACTCTGCGATAGCAGAGTTACGCTGGATAATTCAATACGATCACATTGGCTTAGTGATCGATCAATAACTAACTGGGGGCTCCGGCCCCCACATTTTTCGGATCCAAAACAAAAGGAAACAAACCAATGGCAAATCCATTTGGAAAGACGCGCGATGTTGAAAACCCATATGCAACCTATGTCGGATATCACTCTGACCTAGGCCCAATCGAGGTGCGGATACTGAAACGATACAAAGGTTCAGTAGAGGCCGAGAAAAAGAACCAGTACTCGCGATGGTTCACTGCAGCCAAGTCGGACGCAACATTCGGCAGCTGGGAATACGGCGACCAATACGCTGGCATGATTCAGTCTTGCTATCGGCTGCTCGATGCTGAGCCCGAATGGCTCGCGCAGTATCCCAAAGCCAAACAACCAGCATAAACAACCTGGGGGCTTCGGCCCCCACTCCCTCACAACAAAAGGCAAGCAAATGATCTTAACTGACACAAGCGGAAAACGCTGGAAGCTTCACGAGCGATTGAGCGGTGACAGATACCAGATATACCCGAACCACTCAGAATTGAATATCGGCAAAGAAGACGGCGATTGTCCGACTACTGCCATAACATTACCCGACCACATTGCAGATGAATGGATAGCGGGCAGAGTGAGAGTCAAAATTGATTGATTGGTGGGGGCTACGGCCCCCATTTTTTTGCGCGGATCAAAGCCCGGAGCCTGGCCTCGAGCATGAACCCGCCGCCGGGATGCCAGGCCGCAGGCAAAATATATATAGATGCCTAGAGGCCGCAAGCCTGGCAGGCCGCAGGCTTTGCCAGCAGACATATATAAAACACCCAAGGCCGCAAGCCTGGCGGGCCGCAAGGCAGGCCATCGGCATATGTCAGGCACCAAAAAAATGTGCAAATGCCTAGCAAAATTTGCTAAAATAAACGCAACAGTCAAGCAATTGGCTGACAACAAAAGGACACAAAAGGATGAAAGTATCAGAAGCACGCGCCGCCGTGGGCGGACTATCTAAGACCAGCAAAATGCCTTGCAAGTCATGGGGCATTAGCGCCAAGGAATGCAAAACCGGAGGCAAGCTTGCCAAGGTAGAGGGCACGGTTTGCCATGGCTGCTATGCGCTCAAGGGTGCGTATGTTTGGCCAGTAGTGGAAAAGGCCCACGCCAAACGGCTAGACGCAATCTTCACTGCTGGCTGGGTCGATGCCATGGTAACCGCCATCAATGGCGACGAATTTTTCCGCTGGTTTGACAGCGGCGACATTCAAAGCGACGAACACCTAGCCAATATCGTGCGCGTAGCAATCGCGACACCAAGCACCAAGCACTGGCTACCTACAAAAGAGTATCTGATGATTGCGCGATTTATGCGCAAGCACGGAAGCTTCCCAAAGAATTTAGTCGTGCGCGTATCGTCGCCAAACATCGATCAAGCGCCGGTCAAACACTACCAGCACACAAGCACGGTTCACACTGGCAAACCGTTTGGCCGTGAGTGTATCGCGTACAAGCAAGACAACGAGTGCAAAGATTGTCGCGCATGCTGGAATCCACGCATCAAAAATATTAGCTATCAATACCACTAAGGAGACACCACCATGGCCATATGCTGGAAAAACTACATACATGCGGAAGCAATTTTTACTTTCGCAAACCACGAGCAAGAAATGGGGGAGCAGAATTTCAAGCTTGACGTGACCGAGTCGGAAGACCGAGTCATTTACAACATCATTAAATCGATGTTTGACACAGACAACGAAGACGAGCGGGAACTGATGAGCGATATCGTCAAGGTATCGTTTTGCTTTTCTGATGCTCCGGCATACCCACAAAAGAAATTGACGAAAAAAGAAGCCGAGCAACTGTGGAAGCTTCCCGTAATGAAAGCTTTCCTTGAGCGCAACGGCAAGTACTACTTCGACGAGGAGCAGCGCGACGATGTCGAGTCATCCATCAAGGAATTGCTGGATTGCTGGAGAGAAGAAATATGTTAAGGAGGAGGGGGGAGTAATCCCCCAGGCCTTCGGGCCCGTCGCCGTGATCCGCGGATCGCCCAAGGCCGCAAGCCGCAAGCATATATATTCGATCAAGGCCGCAAGCCCGCAAGCCCGCAAGCATGCCTAAAAAAATCGCAAAAGGCCGCAAGCTCTCAGGCGCACGCACGGCCCCGTACAAGGCCGCAAGGCCGCAAGCCTACGCAAACCCCTAGGCGGGCGGGAAAACCCCTCAAATCAAACGCTAGACCCCTTGTGGGAGGGGTGGGGTGCAACTAACCCCCACAAACCCCCACATTTTGGAACATTTTTGTCGATACTCATAATTCTATATTGACATAGAACACCAAAGCATTATTATCGAACTCGCATAGCAAACAAAAGGAGTAAGCAAATGCAATTTAAAGAATGGCCAGCAACAGAAAACTCACTGACTCAAGCAGTGAGAGAAATGATTACCCACGAGATCGACATCATTCACGAGAGTGATTGGTGGAAAGAGATGATTGATGAAGCTGTAGATCGCAGGCTCGCTGAACGCGAACAGGAGGCTAAGTAATCATGGCACCACGCAACAACAAACCATTTCAGCCCAAAGACCTTGACCCTACGCTTGCAGCGATGGGGCCACGCTCTACCATGGAACTCAAAAACCTCAGTCACAACGTGACCTTCTCTGAAGAGACACACTGCTTCCGAGCATCTATCTACATCAACGGCAAGCGCATGTTCTCTGCCTCCAACGGTGGCAACGGTGGCCCGAACTTCTACTCACCATCTGATTTCGGCAAAGGCAAAGAAACTTTTGAAGAATCCATGGCAATCGCCCGTGAAGAGGCCAAGCAATACACGCTCAAGAAGATTGAGTTAGGCGAAGACCTGCAATGGGCGATAGATTCATTCGGTGATGGAAAGAGTGACGAACTAATCGATTGGCTGATCACGGATCTGATCAACGAACAACTAACGCTAAAAGAAATGCGCAAGACGTTGAAAAAGAAAGTCGCGGTCTATGACCCCAAGAGCAACGACATCTTGCACCTTGGCAGAGACAAGCCCACTGATGAGATCTTAAAGAAATACAAGGCTCACTTTGTCCTACAGCGCAACGACAAGAACGCCAAAGATTGGATATGGCTCAACACGATCCCCGAATCAGAAGCCTACAAATATTGGAGGACTGCATCATGAGTTCAATCGACGGAAAGATTTCCTGTGACCGCTGTGGTGAGTACACCCATGAACGTAGCATGGTGTTTAACGGAACCACCGCGATGTGCATTGGATGCGATGACGAGGTCGAAGAGTTGGATTCAGACGAAGACATCTTCTTCGCATGTGACGAGTGCGGCACGATGACTGCTGAGCACATGCTTGCGTCCGTTCATACCGAGCCTCGCAAGGAGTACACGTTGATGCGTAAGTGCTGCCCCATGTGCTACAGCGAGTGTTACGAAGACCCTCGCGGTGTTTCGACTGAGTACACCATCCGCTACCTTGAAGTGATCAAGCACGAAGTGAAGGTCACGGCCATGAGCCGTGCCCAAGCGGAGCGCATCACGTTGTCTGGGAACAAAGAGTTTGCTTTGCGCACAACCCGACTGCCTCAGACCATTGGCAAATCAATCGTGATGGAGTCTTGATCATGGACGACCTCATCTCATCAACAGATCCCTACGAGAAAGAAACTCGTGGGGGCATGAGAGCCAACTCATCCACGATGCACCAACACAAAGTTGAGCGTGAGTTCACATGCTTGTGGTGTGGTGTGAAGTTCATGAGCACGCAATCTTCAGCCAAGTACTGCTGTCAGGCTCATCGAAGCAAAGCCTTTCGAGCGGTGAGGCGCATTGACAAACCGAGGCGTATCACTCAACTGAGGCGTAGAGGCAAAGGTTTCAGGCCACCGATTGCGTTGGTTCGTTACCATTCGCCCTCCTCATCTTCTTCGTCTTCCTCATCCTCACCATCATAATCATCCTCCTCACCATCAAGGAGCCCCGCTGCGGGCTCCTCATCTTCCTGTTCCTCGAACTCTGCATCCTCGAACTGTGCATCTTCAAGATCATCGACATCATCATCAGGCACATCCTCAACATCCATCACGCTGTCATCCACCACTGCAGCGCGCAAGCTGGGCATCAGCTGATTTTTATCGAGCAGAGCATTCAACCTGGCCTCAACTTCTGATCGATCCATCTGATCGATTCGCCCGTGCTTGATCTCTTTCTTCTCAACCATCAGGCCCGCAAGTTTTGCTCTGCCCAACTCTGCTGTGACGGCTGCACCATACGATCCATCTTCAACTGCTCTGTCTCTGATCATCTGCAAGTCACGCGCAACCTTCTCAAACGTAATCTCATACTTCTTCTGCTGAGCTTCTTGGAGTTCACGAATTTTCATCTGCAGGTTCATGTATCTGGGATCATGCAAAAGCACATACGCAATCTGTCTTGGGTTTGAGTAGCCTGCTCGATGCGCAGCTTCGGTGTTAGTCAGATCGTGATACACATAGTGCTGAATGAACGCCTGCTGCTTCTTCGTGAACGGCTTCTCCTTGTGCCTCTCAGGCAGGCTTCGCTTTGGATTGTTCAACATATCGACTGCTTGATTTTTTGCCATACTAAAATCTCTTCTATACGCCTTCTGAAATCTCTTCTATGTGCCCTTACTTGTCATCCTACAAAAAAAATTTTTTCTTTTCTTCCCCCCTATTCTAAGAAGGGAGTAAGGGTGTATCCCGTAGGGGAGATATGTATATCTCTCTCCCCTTCTTTAGAAGTGCACCTCGTGCACCTTGCAGTGCCCTTTAAAATCAATGACTTAGGTAGGGGTAGGTGCAAGGTGCACGGCACTGCACGCTGCACCTCGTGCACCTACCTCGACTTCCTTATAAATCAATGACTTAGCACACTTATCCACAGGGGTAGGTGCAAAATGAAAACACCCCCTTGCACCTACCTCTTTTGGGTAAAACGGCTGTTCCGCGAACCTCGAAACTACTTTAACTTTGCGCCCTAAGTTCATTTAATTTTCGTCATCATTGCGACATCAGAGAAGCCTCTGTACCTGCCGATTCTTTTGTTCTCTGTGGTCGTTTGTTTCTTCTTTTTGCTCCTTATGTCCCACACCATGAGCACTTCTTTGCCGCACATTTTGCATCCTCTTGGCAGGTCATTTGTTTTGTATTCTCCATCACACGACACGCATTTGATGCGCCAGTCTTTATTATCTGCAATCTCCATCTTTCTCCTTTCGTTGCCCACAACTACTTTACATTCCTTTTTCTCTGCCGTATCTTTCGCTCAACACGATGTCTCCTTAACAAAGTGTTTGCCCCGCTTGGCGTCTTTATCCTTTTGTACGTCTTGCGGGGCTTTTTTGTGCCTGCGATTCACCCATGATTTTCTTTGGCAAGTTGGTCATTCAACACAATCCACGCTTTGGCTGCGGTATCTGGCACTACTCCGTTCCCCAAGAGCCTAAGTCTGTCCACCCTAAAGGCAGCCCCATTAACCACTCGACCCACGTCGGGTTCAGTTGCCCAGCTGATTGGCTCTGGTTGTCTGTGTGCTGCACTGCCACGTCCAGCGTGTCCTTGCTGACCTTGCCGTTCCTGATTCTGCCCCCCTGGTAACCGCCCTTGTGATCCCTGGCTTGTGGCGTCGGCCATAGCCTGCCCGTTTCTGGGTTGATCAAACCTTCTGCTAGCGCTACCTGAGTTGACAGATTGGTTGATTTGTCGGTTGCTCGCCCTGATGTCTTCGCTGACATCCCGCCTTGGCCCGCTTTCGGCGTCGGCCATTGCCTTGCTGCCCCGCCCAGTGTTGTGCCGCGCTTCGGGTGATCTGGGTTGCCGCTCACTTGGTTGTTGTCTTGCGCTGTTGGCGTAGGCCATAGCCCCCGCTCCACGCCCTTCACCATCACCTGCAGCGATGTGGCTTTGTATCGAGGCCCGCCCTTCATGCGCTGCTTCATCCTCATGTGAGCCTCTGGTGACTTGTTGTCGTCCTGCGCTACTGGCGTCGGCCAGAATGTAGACCCGCTTTCTCTGATGAGGTGCGCCAACTTCAGACGCGCTGAATACTCCCCACGTCGTTGCATAACCAAGGCTTTCCAAGTCTGCAATGACCTCTCGCAGTCCAAGGCTGATGTGTCCTTCGACGTTCTCAAAGAAGCAGCGAACAGGTCTAATTGTTCGTATGTGGTCGTAGATGTATGGCCATAGGTGTCTGGGGTCTTCGGCGCCTTTGCGCAGCCCAGCGGCGCTGAACGGCTGGCAGGGATAACCGCCAGTGAGCACATCAACTCTGTCTCGAAAGCAGTGTGCTGGCAGGGTTTTAAGATCCGACCACACAGGTGCCGGAACCAGTTGTCCCGCTTCCATCTTTGCAACCAAGTTCGCAGCGGCGAAGGCTTCGATCTCCACATGAGCGACTGTTCGATGTTCAAACCCGGCAAGCTCAAGTCCTCGCTCGATGCCACCGTATCCAGTACAGAGACTGAGGACGGTTGGTAGTTCTTGGGTACAATCCACATCAGACACCACACATCCCGTCGCACTCGTCACCAAAATCCATCACAATCTGATCCGCTGCTGGGTCAGCCAAGTCTGCCTCATCAAGCGGCACAAGTGATCGGTGTATGTAGATCTTGCTTGTTGTGCCACGAAAGTCATCGCGTATGTGTTTGTCCACAGCCACGGCTTGCTCCCATGACTTGGGGTCATTGGCTTTCATCTCACGCCATGTTGCGTTGTCATGATAGGGGCAGAACGTGCATGCGCTTTTGCGCGGCAGTTCGTTGTAGCCGTTGTCACGCATCCAGCGCAGGCAATGCCACCGTGACATGCGTGTTTCGATCAAAGGCCATCGGTTGTTGCACCACTTCTCTGGCGCGTCCTTCATCCGCTGTATCTCGTCGGTGCTGATGCCTATCCACTGCTCGACTGTGTCCGCCGGGATACGTTGGCGCGGCTTGTAGCCTGCCAGTTCGCGTAGCTTTCGTTGGATCGGTGTGACCTTGTAGTCGCGGGTACATTGACGCATCAAGATACCCTCGCCTACCCCACTTGGTGATGCGGTGAAGAACGGCGGTGATGCGCTTCGATCTTCTGGGTTCATGACATCTTTAAACAGACTGCCTCGCGTGACGCGCAGCACGGGGAACGGCAGCTGGCTCTCTAGC